CACAGGCCACGCTCTTTAACAACAGGATGAGCTTAGCCAGCCGTAGCGGGTAACGCCGCGAGAGTTCGCTAGGAGTACGCCGCCCAGGGCTGTCGAAATACTGGGAGCGCCGAAAGGCCGCGCTAACTGCGAGAGTGAGACGAATGCCTGCCGCCTGGGCTGAGAATACAGGCGGCATCGGGGAGTGTCCTTTCCGTTTAAATCGGTATGTCCCCGAGAGGGCATTCCACCGATGTTCCTGAAGCATCAACTCCCCTGCGCAAGGACGCGCACTCCATTGCCCGCACCCAGTGGGCTTTCTTTTGGCATGGCCGCGCATCGTGACCATTCCCGCGCTGCTTCCCTACCCCGACTAACTGCACTGGCACTGCAAGAGCCGATGAGGCAGCGCGCACTACACAGGAGGCTTTATGGAAACCCTACCTACTAAGGCAATCACAAAAGGCGAGCTGAACAGCCGCAACGACAAAGCGGCTGCCGTTCGCTACAGCAAACGCCGAGAAATCGACCGGCGTAATGAACGCAGAGCGCTGCAACGCCAAATTGGAGAGGTGTGGGATGACCCGCTTCATTTTGCGTGAACGGCATCTCCACCTAGTAATCCCCCGCCCCGATCTGGGGCTTTTTTGTAGCCGCAAAAATGCTAAGCGAGCAGCCAAGCGTCGCGGCTATCCCTTTGAACTCATCTTTAAGGTGAAACGACATGCCAACGAGAACGCTTAGCCTCATCGCGCTTGCCGCCATCATCGGCAGCATGATCGTGGCCAGCAAGCTGGACGCATCCGATAAAGAGCGGATGCATCGTAAATACTGCCAAGAAGTCGCTGTTTGGGAGGCGGAAAAAGCACGCGGCATTGACCCGCTAGACCGCACTGGCCACCCGGACTACCGGGGTAACGCTGCTGAGGTGTGCCCAGGTATGCGCCCTGCTGCATTCACCCCCTCTTACCCTTCCCCATTATTGGTTCAGTTCTGAGGTGCTTTATGAACCGTAACAAGCAAATCCACCTACGCGCCGAATCTCTAAGCGAATCCATCCATGACGGTGACGCCGAAGGCGTTGCGCGTTTTGGCACATACCTGAATGAAGTTGGCGACTTGGCCAGCGCCGTCGAAGAGCTAACCGCCACCACCACTGTCGCGGATATGGTCGATGCCTATATCCAGTCGCCGACCGGCGGAGCGGTGCTTTTCGCCTGGGCCAAAGACGTGGCCGAGGACGAGCTGCTAGGCGAGGAAGAAGACCGCGCCGAAATGGAAGCGAATTGGAGAGCGGCATGAGCCATTGGCGAATTACTGGCGCGGGCTTTTATAACCCACACGGCGAAGCGGTATATACCGTCACGAATGGCTGTAAGCGTCTCGACCACCGAGACCATGACGAGCTGGGGAAGTTGCTCAGCGATGCCGAAGCTATACGCGAATCCCTGCGCAATTTAGTAGGGCTTGCCAAGATGGGAGCTGCCCCCTTAGCCACGTACAAAGCTGCTATCGAGCAAGCAGACCAACTGCTGAACAAATAAAAGCCCCATTCGTGCGCGAACACGTCAGGGGCCACTGATCATCGTCGAGATAGATCATCACGGAGTATAAACCATGACACACCTCAGCGAGAAGCCGCGCATACGCGTGCCTTCCGGACGCTATCGCGTGGTCGATAGTGCCGACCACTTAGATCTTTGGCACCAAGTCGATAAGACGCCGACCACGGCCATTCGTGAAGCCAACGTAGACGGCCAGCAGATCACCACGCTGGATGCGATGCACGTCATCGAGACGGCCACCAAGGTGTTTGGCCCCATGGGCATCGGCTGGGGCTACCGCATTGAGGATGAGCGCTTTGACGTAGGCGCGCCGATTCTAGGCAACAAGGGCGAGCTGATCGCTCACGAACAAACCCACACGATCCGCCTGGTGCTTTGGTACCGCTGGCAAGGCGACCGCGGCGAGGTCACTCAGTTTGGTCATACCCGCTACATCTACCGTACAGGCACCGGAAAATGGAAGACCGACGGCGAAGCGCCGAAGAAGTCGATCACTGACGCTATCAAGAAGTGCCTGTCACTGTTGGGCTTCGCGGCAGACGTCTATTACGGCAAGTTCGACAACAAGGACTACACCCAGGCACAGCAAGCGGCTACTCGCATTGCGGTAGCCGAAGACCAGGACGCCGAAATAGAGAAGCTCCGGCAGGATTACGCGGACTGGCTCAAGCGTGAGTGCGACACCCTTCGCCACCAAATCCCCCACCCCAAGAGCATCGAGCTGGCTGCCGGCCGAATGATCGACCGCATTCCAGACAAGGCATCCATGGCCCGCGTCGAGCCCGACAAAGGCAGAGACATGATCATCAAGGCCCGTGATGAAGGTATCGCCCGGGTATACGCCGAGAAGGAAAAGGCTAAGCAACCACAAGAGGTAACGCAAAATGACTAATGCAGCCCCCAAAACCGACTACAAAGGCGAACTGGTAAAGCTGGATGCCGTTGAGCAGGCCCTGGCAGGGCTGCGTGAAAAATACGGCACCGTGCCCGACATGCAAACCAAAGAGGGCTACGACCTTTGCAAGAAAGGCATTAAAGAGCTCACCACCTACCGGACCAGCACCGATAAGCTCCGGAAGGAAATCACGAAGCCGCACCGCGACTTCATCGACCGCGTGAATCAATACGGCAAGGACCTGATTGAAAAGCTAGAAGCCATTGAGAAGCCGCTGAAAGACGCTAAGCAGCACGAAGACGAGCGCGCTGAGCGGGAAAAGCAACAACGCATCGCCAAGCTGCGTGAGCGCATTCAGGTCGAAATTCTCAGCTACAAGGATACTGCCGTTGGGCTCGACTCCAACGCCCTAGCAGAGCTGCATGATGAAGCCGTCAACATCAACACCGATGGCTATTTTGACGTGACCAAAGAGGCCGAGGACGCAAAAGCGGAAGTGCTGCAGCATATCATCGAAATGCACAGCCGCGCCCTTGAGAAAGAGCGCCTGGCAGCCGAGCAAGCCGAATTGGAAGCCGAGCGCCGTCGCTTGCGCGAGGAAAACGAAAAGCGCGAAGCCGAGCAGAAGGAGCTGGAAGAGCTGCGACGCTTCAAAGCCGAGCAGGAAGCGAAGCGTAACCCCGAGCCTCAGCCACAGCCGAAACCAGAACCTGAGCCAGCCCCCCTTCCCGCTGCTGCTGAGCATAAACCGCTGAACACCAGCCGCCTGAGCGCTGCCGCCCAGCGGCATGAAGCGGAGGTTTTGCGAGGTGGCCAGGTGCAAGCACCGGAGCAAGTCACGATCAGCCGCGGCGAATACGACCAGTTGCTCGCGGATCAAGCCAAGCTGCGCGCCCTGGAAGCCATGGGCGTTGATAACTGGTCAGGCTATGAGCAAGCCATGCAGCAGCTAGCCGCTTAAACCTTCCCATTATCTCTGGGGCCGGAAGGCCCCTTTTCTTTATAGCTCACGATGAGGCCTCCCAATGTCTCTTACCAGCACCCCAACCACATTTCATATCCATATCCCCGTTCGCGTTCTGTTGAGTTATGGCGACAAGCGCCTCGGGGATATCGTCACGCATCCCGAAGGCGTGGACGGAGCCCGCAAAGAGCTTCAGCAAATGCTCGAAAAGGGCGAGCAAGTCTTAGTTTGTGATAGCAGCTGCGATAACCGCAATCCAGACGGCTCCTGCGCTGGCCACTCCAGTGCCAAGGCGAAAGCTGCTTAACCCTTCCCCCACCCTGGGGCCGCTGGCCCCACTACCCCCACCTCCATGAGGTAACTCGCAATGTCCCACCCAACCGATGTGACCAAGTTCCTAGAGGACTTGGATGGCGGCGTATTGGCTGAACGCCTGGGCACTGTTTTGAGCCACGCAGCAGCGTCGGCCACGAACAACCCGAAGAAGAAAGCCAAAGTATCGATTGATCTGACAATCGAGAACATTGGCTCCGGCAGCCGGGTCGGCGTGGCTCATAAGCTGGCCTTCAAGATTCCGACTGAGCACGGCACGCAGTCGGAAGAACACACCACCGAAACGGTCATGTGCGTGAACACGGGCGGCGAAATGACGCTAGAGCCTAAGAACCAGTTCGACATGATCGGCCACCCCCACCGCGATAAAGACTCGCACCAGGAGAAGCACTAATGTCATTGACTAAAGACGCCCTGCAGCACCTTGAAGCAAATCACAAAACCGGTACCGAAGCCGCCGAGGGTCACGCGCTGATTGTCGGCGACAACTTCAAGCTGGTAGACATGGAGAAGTACCAGGATAACCGCCGCCGATTCCGTGGCCAGTTCAAAACCAAGGGCTTGCGGGACTTCATTTCTTACGTATCAGCTCGTCAAGCCGATGCGCCTGTGTTCATCGACCGCGACGCCATGGCGGCATGTTCCTACCTAGATATCGGCGATAAGACATTGCCTGGCCACTGCGACCACTCCGCTACGCTCAATCTACCCAAGACTCCAGAGTTCAGCGCCTACTTGAACGCTGACGGCAGCACTTTCGGGCAGGAGGAAATGGTCGAGCTGGTCGAAGACTGGGGCCACCTGCTGACGTTTGAGAACAGCAAAGGCGAAGCGCTGGAGCGCGGTAAGGTCATCCATGCGTTTCGCAAGGTCAGCTTGGATGACCTGACAAGCATCGAAAGCGATAAGCAGGAGCATTCTAGCCGTGTGGGCGTGATGAATAGCGTCACCGTGAAGAATGCTGACCGCCTGCCCACGGTGATTTACTGGAAGCTTACACCTTACGAGGGACTGACAGAGCGCTCTCTAGCGATGCGCGTTTCCAGCAAGACCAAAGGCGGGCCATCGTTTGGGCTGCGCGCAATCGCGCTGGACGCGGCCAAGGAAGAGATCGCCGCCGAGTTCGCCAAGCTGGTGACGGACGGCTTACCAGAGAGCGAATGCTTGTTGGGCACCTTCCAGCCCTAACAGCAGCACCCAACCACAGAGGGCCTTCGGGCCCTTTTCTTTTTGGAGGTCACATGGCCCGAGGCATTAACAAAGTCATCTTGATTGGCAACCTGGGCCAAGACCCAGAGGTTCGCTTCACCACAGGCGGCACCGCTGTCGCCACTCTCAACATTGCCACCAGTGACAGCTGGCTAGACCGCAACAGCGGCCAGCGACAGGAGCGCACCGAGTGGCATCGCGTGATCTTATTCAAGAAAACGGCAGAGATTGCCCAGCAGTACCTGCGAAAAGGCGCAAAGGTCTACATCGAAGGCCGACTGCAAACACGCAAATGGCAAGACCAGAGCGGGCAAGACCGCTACACCACTGAAATCGTCGCTAACGATATGCAAATGCTGGATAGTGGCGGGCAGCAAGCACCACAACATGGCGGTTACCAGCAACCACCTCAGAATCAGCAGCGCGGTGGCCACCGACAGCCACCGCCGAATAATACGGGATATGGCACCCAGCAGCCTCAGGGCCAACAGCAACCTCAAGGGCAGCGCCCTTATGGCGCGCCTGATCCCGCTCAGTATGATGACTTTGACGACGAA